AGCAATGACCGCGACGAACGACCAGATCGTGGACGAGGCTTACCGTCGCGCCGCCGAGCGCGGATGGCGCGCGCCGCCCATCGGGCACTGCATTATCGAGGTGGTCCGCGAAGGTTGGACCCCGCCCGTGGATCCCGAAGTGCCGATGGTCCGCGTGGTCCGCGGCGGTTGGACCCCGCCCGTTGATCCTGACGTGTTGGCGGTGCGGCGGCTGCTGGCTGAACGCGAAGGATTAGCCACGGCGCTTGGTCAGATATACGCGAGTGGAGTAGGCGATCTTCACCCCTACTTCAAAAGTACCCTCGCCGCCTACAAAGCCGGGAAGGAGGCCGAGCAATGACCCCGACGAACGACCAGATCGTGGCCGAGGCCAACCGCCGAGCCATCGAGCGCGGATGGGGTGCGCCGCCCGTCGAGCACTACATCATCGAGGTGGTCCGCGAAGGTTGGACCCCGCCGCCGCCCGTTGATCCTGACCTGCTGGCGGTGCGGGAAATCGTGGCGAAAGTGTTTGACGAAAAGGGCTGGCGTGACGCTGCGGGCAAAGCGCGTAAAGGCCGGTCGGATAAAGGGGCTACGCTCCTCGCCGCCCTCGCCGCCTACAAAGCCGGGAAGGAGGCGGCACGATGACCCCCACGCAACAAGCCCGCAAAGCCGTAGGCTACGCGCTCGAAGAGGCCGAGTTTTTCGACGGCATGACCCGCGCGGACGTTGAACGCCACCATGCCGCACTGGCCGCTATGCCTGACACGCTACTGGTGTCCCTGGCCCGCCAGCTATGGACCGTGAAAAGGGAGACGATGCGGTGAACCACTCATGGCTGTTCTGGCACATCATCGACGCCCTGCGCGTCCCATCGCCCCCGCCGCATCCCGCTGACGGCTACTGCTCCGACGCTCTGGCATACGGGCTAGGCGTGGCGGCTGTCGTTGCGTTCGTCGCTATTCTCATATGGGGAGTTCTGCTGTGATGTCAGTTCAACACGTCTGCCTGCTAGCCATGTCTGCTGTCGGATATTGGTCTCTTGCTGTCCTTACTGATCGGGACTGGAGACTACCCCGCCGCAAACGCATCCTATGGGGCGCATGGCTGGTCTTCTGGCTTGGCCCGCCGCTGTATTTCATCTGGACAAAAGGAGTGCTGGGATGAATAAGACTGAATACGTCATCCTGGACGATGAAAACCGCACGTTGCAAAACTCAAGCGACTTGCGTAACGCCCGCGAATTTGCGGAATCTTATGCTAAGGGCGCCCCCGGCAAGGAATTCTTCATCGCCACCATCACCCACCGTATCAAGGCGGTTATCAAAACCGAATGGGACGAATGATGCAGACCAACGACCGCATAAACCAGCTTCGATTGCGGCTCAGAGAGGCCCAGGAGCATGAAGCCAAAGTTCATCTGCAATACATGCAAGCGGCGGCTTATGTCTGTCGCATCCGTGAGCAATTGGAAGATTTACTTTCGACACAACATGAGGACAAGCCAGCATGACTTATCCGCAGGAACTGCAAGCCTATTATGACGCGCATGACGCGATGATGGATGCGGAGCGGAGCAAGGCCCCGTCTCGTCTAACTTGGTGGATTTGGCAATTTGGCCTCTACAAAGTCTCCCGATACAACGCCGTCAAAGCCGGATATCTGCCCAAACAACCGGAGTTTGGCTAATGGCCGGACGCCCGGTTGAATGGACCAAAGAGGAGGACGCCACGCTTTATGCCATGTGGCGGGATGGCTATACTGCCCGCCTGATCGCGCTCGAATTGGGCAAGTCCCGAAGCGCGGTCCTGGGGCGAATGTATCGACTGGGATTCAAGAAGCAGCATGTTTGAATGGGGCTATCTACCGCCGCGCAAGGACCAGCGGCCAAACCAGCATCGCTTGACGCCCGAGCAGATGGAGGAAGGCCGGATTAAGGGACGGAAGTCCAGCAAGGGCAAAAAACGCGGCGATGCGGACTATTACCGTGCCCTGGGGGCGCTTCGGCGCACTCATTCAAAAAAGGGCGCGGAGGCAATGGCCCAATGGAAAAAGGACAACCCGGAGGAATTTAGACGCCGGGTTTCCGCCGCCATGAAAACGGCTATTCATAAATCCTGGGCCACCCGCAAGATCAATCGTGCAATTGAATTGCGCGGGGACTCGAAAGCGTATAAAAGACCCCCGCGAGTTGAGTTGAAGAAAAAGAATTCCTCGCCGCCCCCTTCGCGTGTCTCTCCTCCACGCGAGGGGGGCAACCCTTCTGAAAATTGACCCCCCTCACGGCTTCGGGCGTGAGTCGCAGGGCCGGGGGCAACCTCGGCCCTTGCTTTATAACCTGTAGCTTATGCGCTAAAGCTGCGGATATAATCCGCGTGTTATGACAATGGACAAGCAAACCGCATACAGCCAATCCCGCGCCCATTGGCGTTGGCTGCTGGACCTTCCAGGCCCCAAGGCAGAGCCTACGATGCAAGAGGCTTCACGCCTTTTTCCAGGCGTCCGAACCAGCGCGGCGGACATAGCCGCTATTGACCAGCTTGATGAGTGACCGCCTCACGCCTTGACGGGCGGTGTCCGCGCTGCATCCGGCCTCATCCTTGATCGCGTTCCGCATTTCGTCCTCGGAGACGATCTTGCCGCTCTCAAGCAGGTTCATGATGACGAGATCATACTTGCTCGTTTTGCCAGCTGCCGCCCTCAGCGCATCGTTATAGACGGACACCAACGACGACGCGGGCTTTCCCTTTTTGGTGACGCCCAAATCCTCGCGTTCCATCGTGAAATACATGTCGTCCAGACGGTCGCCGTCCTTTTGCTTCACAACCATCATGCGGGCCGTGGAAGCCTCTGGATCGGGCTTGAATACGCCTAGCAGATAATCCAGGTTCGCCATCATCGCAGACGAACCACGCGGCCTGTCGGACGCATTGTGGCCGGTGTGGTGGATGACCGCCACCGAGCATCCAAACCGGGCGCGGATATCCGTATTGATCGCCCGGATATAGGACGCAATGTCGTTGGACGAATTCTCATCCCCGGCGAACGTCTGCGAAAGCGTGTCAATGACCACAAAGGCAGGCTTTACCGTCATGGCTTCCATCGCCGTAACGAGCGCCTCTAGCTGCTCCTTGACGGTCAGGATCAGCGGCGTTGTCACCAGCCAAACATCATCGGAGATCGGCAAGCCATGGTGCTTGTGCCACGCCTGGATACGTCGATAGATACCCGCGCCGCCTTCGGATGCCAGATACAGGACCGGGGCCTTGCGCGTTTCCTTGTCGATGAATTCCATCCCGTTGGCGATATGGCAGCATAGGTCAATGGCGATGAAGGATTTGAACGTGCCACTGGCACCAAAGATCATGCCGACCGCCTGTTCGGGGATCAGTTCATCCACAATCCAGTCGATATCCTCGAATTCCTTGCCAACGTCATTGGCTGTGCGGATCAGGCCGTTAGGCTCAAACGCCTTGGGCGTTTCTGGAGAAAATTTCTCGACCGCACCTTTCACGAGACGCGGGATTTCCTGCACACGGGCTTCCCAGCGCCGCAATTCAGGACCATCGGCGGGCCTGCCCGCCTGCATGATGCCGGTGACGACCTCGACTGTCGTGTCAGGCTTTACACCCTCGCTTGCCAGCTTGGCGGTCAGCTTCAGCAGCGGGTCATGATAGCTTCGCTCGCTCAGGTCCGGCGTAACCAGGGCCTCAATGAGTTGCGCGGCGTTGGTCCGGGGCTTCAGTTCGCGCCGTAGCGGGACCACGGTTTCAGAACGCAGGCGGTCTAGGTCAATGCCGAACACCATGCAGGCGTCCTCAAGGCTATAGACCCGCTCCGCGTCAAATTGCAGCAACCGGGCAGAGAACGCCCCGGAAGGCCGCTTCTTGGTATTGGCCCCATTGGGCAGGCGCACATACCGAATCAGGTTGTTCCCCGACGCATCCGCGCCGACCAGCCCCTCGGAGGCCATGACCTGCATGACCTTATCAATCAGCGCGGCGTTTCGTGCGTCCGGGTCTGTCGCATCAATGATGCAACCGATTTGGTATTTCCCTGGCGACGTTTCGATGATGTAGGTCGGATGCGCGGCGAGGCCGTCAAGCGTAGCGTCATCAGCTACGAGGACACAGAGGCGTTCAAAGTGAGCCTTGCGCCGCTTGATCTCGCGGCCAGACATGGAGGCGACACAATAGAAATTGTTATCCGCCTCGCGGGCGTCGATCAGGCGCTTCTGTGCGTCCGTCGCCCGCCACGCCTTGCCTTCCCACATGGTAGGATCGGCAGCATTAGGGTCAGCGCGGAATGAAGTTGTCCACCCGAACGAAGCGCCCAGGTCGCCATACACATGAGCGAGGAATTCGCTGTTCTGCACGGTCAACCCTTATAGAGCGTTTCAAGCGTTATCTTCTTTCCATATTTTGCAGCGTGATCTAGGATCGGCTGCCAATACTTAAGCGGAATCTTGCCGCCAGTGCCCTTTTTACTTGTGGTATGAAGCCACCGGGACACGGTTGACGGATAGGTTCCGCAGATTTCAGCGGCCTTGGTGACGCCACCGAGCATGGTGACGATATCGTAAGCGGGCTGTTCACGCCCTCGGATGGAATTCATAGGAAATCTCCTTCTCTGCCCACCCTAGCCCCGACGTTCCGTTTTCCGCAAGTGCATTTTGTGCAAAAAAACCTCTTGCCAGCCGCAATCATGTCGGCGTAGGGTCAGCCTCATTGGAAGGAGAAACCAATGCAAAACTCAGAAACCGCCCTGGCGCAGCTTGCTGACGCCTGGGTTCAAGCCAAGCACGCCGAAACCCAAGCCAACGCTCACCGAGTCGCAATCGAAGAGGAAATCATCGCCATCACCGGAGCCAAGGACGAAGGCCGCGAAACGCACACAGCCGGAACCTACAAGATCGTTGTCATCGGAAAGCTGACCTACAAAGCCGACATCACCGAAATCGAAACCCTCAGCCGCAACTTCCCCGACAACCTGAAAGTCCTCAAGACCACAATCGCAATCGATGAACCCAAGCTGAAGAAGCTGCGCGAATATCGCCCCGACCTCTACAAGCGCCTGAGCCCCGCCCTCACCGTCAAGCCCGCCAAGACCGGAATCCAAATCGAAAGCCGCGACAATGTTTGACCTGAAATCCATCCGCAAATCCGAAGCCATTTCGGCCCCTCGCGTCATGCTTTATGGCGTGGAGGGGATCGGCAAGACCACCTTCGCCGCCGGGGCGCCCAATCCCGTGTTCATCCTGACTGAGGATGGCCTGGGGTCGCTCAAGGCGGATCATTTCCCGCTTGCGCGCTCCACCAGCGACGTTCTGGAGGCTATCGGGACGCTCTACAGCGAGAAGCACGACTTCAAGACCGTGGTCCTAGACTCAGCCGACTGGCTGGAGAACATGATCTGGCAGGAAGTCGAGGCCAGTCATGACGCCAAGGACCTCGCCTACGGCAAGGGCGCGGTGCTTGTGGCGAACCGCTGGCGGGAAATCCTTGACGGCTTGGACGCCCTGCGTAACGACCGCAAGATGGCCGTTATCCTGATCGCGCATTGCACGATCAAGCGTTTCGATAGTCCCGAAGTCGAGCCCTACGACCGCTATCAGCCGAAGCTACAGGACCGTTCCAGCGCCATCCTGCGGGAATGGGCCGACGCGGTGCTGTTCGGCAACTACAAGACCCTCGTCAAGAAGGACGACGTTGGGTTCAACAAGACTTCCAACCGGGGCATCAGCACCGGGGAACGGTTGCTCTACACCAACGAGCGACCCGCTTATATGGCGAAAAATCGCTATAGCCTTCCCGACCATATCCCTATGGCCTGGGATGAATTCGAAGCCGCAATCAACTAAGGAACCTGAACCAATGCCCTCTATCGACTTTGACGTTACCCAATACGAAACCGCCCCGCGTCCGGACTTCGCGCCCCTGCCTCCCGGCGAATATACCGCCGTGGTGACGCGGACGGACCTGAAGCCCACCAAGGCGGGCAATGGCGAGTATATCGAACTCACCATCGACATCATCGACGGCGAACATTCGGGCCGCAAGATTTGGGAGCGCCTGAACGTCAACAATCCGTCCGAGCAGACGATGCAGATTGCCCGTAGCCAGCTTAACCAGCTTGCCACGGCGGTCAGCCAACTGCCCCTGACGGACACCGACCAGTTGCTCGAAATCCCGTTCACGCTGCATCTGGACATCGACCGCAAGGACCCGACCCGCAACCGCGTGATGGGCTATTCGGTGTCGGGCGGTTCAAAGCCGGTGCTGGCAAAGCCGGTGCTTTCGTCCTCCGCTTCTGGCGGTGGCGGTGGAGGCTCTGCGACCGCCGCAGCCAAGAAGCCCTGGGAGCGATAAGACGATGGTCGCAGTGCCTGCCCCCACGCGGACGACCGCGAGCGAGATTTACGCTTGGTATGAGAGGAGAAAGGAGGACTTCCGGGATCACCTCGGCGCGTCCCTGATCGGGCATCACTGCGACCGCTATCTGTGGCTGACGTTCCGTTGGGTTGAACTTCCTCAATTCAATGGGCGTCTCCTACGCATCTTTTCGACCGGCAAGCGAGAAGAGCCGCGCATTTACGAAGAGTTGCGCGGGATCGGCGTTGAACTGCATACCGAAGATGCAGGCAAGCAGATTGAATGTCGGGATGAGTCTGGTCATTTCGGCGGTTCCGTTGATGGGATTGGTCAAGGCTTTCCAGAAGCCCCTAAGACCTGGGCCGTGCTGGAAATCAAGACGCACTCGTCAAAGTCATACCACGAAGTGCGGACCAAGACCGTCAAGGAAGCCAAGCCCCAGCATTACGCCCAGATGCAGACGTATATGGGCCTGATGAAACTGGACCGGGCTATGTATATGGCCGTCAACAAGGACACCGACGAAATCTATACCGAATGGGTCCACTTCGACCGCAAGGTGTTCGAGTCCCTGATGGACCGCGCCAAGCGCACCATCAACATGACCGCGCCTCCGGGGCGGATCAGCGACGACCCCGCTAACTGGCAGTGCAAGATGTGCGACTTCTACAAGTTCTGCCATCATGACGGCCTGCCTGCGGTGAATTGTCGCACCTGTTCACATTCCACGCCTGTCGATAAGGGCATGTGGAGGTGTGGCCTGCATAACAAGTGGCTGACGGGCGCGGAGCAGCGCAAGGGCTGCGATAGCCATATCTTCATCCCGCCGCTTGTCCCGGCCAACCCGATTGATGGCGGCGAGAATTACGTCGAGTATCAGGCCAAGGACGGGACCACGTTCAAGAATGGCCCTGGATTTGAGCCTAGCGAAATGCTGCTGAAGTCCGCCAAAGCCGCTACGACCAAGCGCAAGAAGATTGGCGACAATGGCGGTGTTCCGTTTGACGACGAGATTCCTTTTGGGTGAATCATGACCGGACGCATGAGCAGGAACAAGGGCGCTCGCGGCGAAAACGAACTCGCCAAGCTGCTATCGGATGAACTTGGCTTCGTCGTAAAGCGCAACCTAGGCCAAGCCCGCGACGGCGCGGACGACATCACGGTTGGCCCGTATCGGATTGAGTGCAAGCGCCAGGAGACACTTGCTATCATGAAATGGTGTCGTCAGGTGGAGGCTTGCTCAAAGCCGGGGGAAATCCCGACCGTCATTTTTAGGCAGAACGGGGAGCAATGGCGCGTTGTATTGCGGCTCGAACACTTTCTCCCCCTGCTGCGTGAGCATCTGGCAGAGTTGCCATCGCAACCGCCTTCGACTGAACTTCCCTGACCCGGCGCTCCCAGCCCTTGCCAAATGACGGCCAATGCGGGAGCGCCTTGAGGAACCGCAGGCGTTCGCTGCAATACCGCTGAATAAGCCCCTCAGAAGCCCGTGCAGCGGCAATCGTGGCCGGGCCTATCACTCCGTCCGTCTTTACGCCCAAAGCCGCCTGGAGGACCTTACAGGCCCGCATGACGCCACTATTCACGGCATAGTCGAACACGGCGTAATCCAGGCCACCGGGCAGGTTGTCGCAGTTGCACTTGTCCCAGTAGTTGCGCCGGTAGAGCGGGCCAACGTCCTCGGGCGTGAGGCGCTTCATGTCCGCTTCGGTCACGACATCGCCCGTATAGGCTTCCCAGACCTTCTTGGTCACGCCAAGCATGGTCGCCCCGCCGGGGTCAGCGGGATGCTTTGAGAATCCGCCCTCGTGCTTAAGAACGAGTCGCAAAGAGTTGGGGAAGTTCGTCGCTACCATAGTTTCCACCAAGGCTTTTTGGGCTTGTCCATCAATCCTACCAATCCGGCGCGCTTGGCTTCGCAATCTTGGAGCGCGACCTCCTGTTGCACGGAGAACACGGCCAAGTCGCCTATCGTCTTGACGGGTGTATCAGGACCGATACAGGGCTCACGGAACGCTTGCGGAATTGTCAGGGGCGGCGTCGAGCCCGCGCACCCGGTCAATGCCATCGCGCCAAGCAGACAGAACGTCGTTAGGGACCGGCGTAGCGGCCTCTGGAGCCCGGTAGATACGTTGAGTGGCGGCATTGCCCTTCTCTCGAATGATGATGGTTTGCCGGTTGTATGTCTCAGCAGCCTCCAGGGCGCGGCGTGCGTCCTTGGCCTCGGCAATCGACGCCTCTGCCCGCTTGCGCTGGATATCAAACATGACCTTGTAATACCCGGCCACGATGAGCCCGAAGCCCACGACCACGAAGCACAGGATCAGGACATATCGGTTCAGTTTCACGAGACGATATCCTTGACCTCTTCCGCCGTCTGGATCACCTCGCCCTTAAGCCGCGTAAGGTCAACCAAGGTCGCCCCCGCCATGTAGACGAAGGCGAGCATGATGTTGGCGAAAATGAGGCCCAGGCCGATCCACTTCATCGCGTCGGGATCATCAAGCCGGAACACGATGAGGGCCAAGGCCCCGCTGTTGACACTTGTAAACAGGAACGTGAACAAGCGCCGCCAGAACCATTGGACCTCTTTGGTCATGACAGGTTGACCAGCTTGTAATGCGTCGTCGCATAGAGCCCGATCAGTTCATCAATCAGGTTCTGGATTGCCGTGTTCTTCTTGGCGATCTTGTCCCGGTTGGCCTCAATCCAGTCCATTTCGACCTTGATATGCGCCGCGATGTTGGTCTTGGGCATACTCATGATGCGGACTTCCTTGATGAGCCCAAAACGGCCCTGATAGGCTTCCACGATCTTGTCGATGATGTCGATTACGCCGTCGTAGAATTCGCCAAGCGCGACATGCTCAGCGTAGGACTTCGTGCCCCAATGCGCCAGATGAGAGGCATTGCGGATCGCAAAGACATGCGAGACCAGTTCTTCAATCATACCGCATCCCCGCGAAAGTAGGCCACGCCGTCTATGACTTCACACAGTTCCGGCGGCAGGAGCATCCCGTCCTTGAATGTTAACACTGCAAAGCCACTGCACCAAGGCGTTGCGTTGTTCTCAAGATACTCGAACTGAGGCCCCAGGGGATCAGACAGAGTGCCTGTATCGACGCCCCAACGCCTGCCCGTGTAGTCCGCCCAAGGCGTAATGGCGAGGCGGTGCAGATGCCCCGTGACCATCGACAGTCCACCCTTCAGTGTATTGTTGTAGGCCGCGTGAACGCCATTGGCTTGGCGATGCTTGACCATGACCGACCCGTTAAGGCGGATTGACCACGCCATTTCCCACTCTGGGAATTTATCCGCCAAGCGTTCCACGACGCCTTCATACTCGGCTGCGTTGACGACCATCGCCCGGTCGAAACGTGCGTCATGGTTGCCGATATTCCAATCCAGAGGCGTCCCACGCTGGGCGGCGAGGGCGATTTCGTGCATCCGCTCAAGACAGGCGTCCAGTTCTTCCTTGACGGAAGGCGGTTGCCCCCATCCATGCGGGTCATGACGGCTGATCCTTGCGCCGTCGAAGATATCGCCATTGGCAATGATGCGGGCGGGCTTGAGCCGCTTGATAAGCTTCAGCAGCGCCTCATTGGCGACCGTGCGGCCACCGGGCCAGAAGTGCGCGTCGGAGAAGATGATGACGTTCCCGTCGATCACCTCGGCTTGCCGCTCGCGGGTATAGGACCAAGATTGCGTGTAGGTGGTCTGAGAACTGCCCTGAGGATTAAGCGGGTGCGTCTCAAGGACAATGCCGCGATTAGCCATCTTTTGACGACGGCGGTAAACCTCGCGGACTTGGACGTTAAGTTTGCGGGCGACGACGGAGGGGGAACATTTGCATTGCTGCCAGACGGCGATGAACTCTTCGTCAGTCAGCATGTTTAGTTCCGCAAGACGTTGGTGCCGACCAGAAGCGCGCACCCTGAAACGAAGATCACGCCAATAAACCAGAACACCCGTTGGGCGACGGATCGGCCAATCTGCTCGTAAACCTTGA